TTGCAATGCAAATCAATATCACCGTTAACATGGATAACGCGGCCTTTAAAGACAATCCGCATGAACTTCAAGAAATCTTGAAGAAAATTGCCAGGGAGATAGAACGCGGGTGGACACTCGGCAAGGCTAGAGATATGAATGGAAACGCCGCTGTCCGCTGGGAAATAAATGACGACCGATGAAAAGGAGGCCAAACAAATGAAAAACTTTATCGCTGAAAACAAAATCAAAATTTACTGCAAACCTGCTGACAATAATCCAGATATGGAGTCCGAAGCCGCCATGAACATGGATCATTGGAAATGCAAACTAACAATGAATCGTAAACAATTCACAATATTTTTTTCAATGGGGTACGGGCACAAAGGGAAAGAACCAAATATTGAATCTGTGCTTGATTGTTTGGCTTCTGACGCCGCCAATCTTGAAGACGCAAACGGATTTGAAGATTGGGCCTTCGAGCTTGGATATAGCCCCAACAGCAGAAAAGCAGAAAAAATGTATCGCGCCGTTGAGCGCCAAACCAAACGACTAAAGACATTCCTCGGCCCCGTCTTGTATGACCGCCTTTTATGGAATACTAATAGACTGTAAAGAGCAACTGCCCCGGCCCAAAACCGAGGCAAAACAGGAGGCATAGCCATGACACTCAAAAAAATCTATAAAACAATTGAGCAAGAAAATGGCACCGTGACCATATATGGATCAAACCGTTGGATACCCATTCAATACGGCATCCCCGAATGGGAACGGTGCCACGCAAAAGAAAACGGCGTCGAACCAGATCTCGAACCCAAATTTCGGTATCGGGGCAAGACCTACTTTCTCAATGAATTCATAGCGATTCACAACAGATTTCACAACCCCAATCCGCCGCAATGGATGAAAGAATTCGATGGCCATCTGTCCGACTCGTTCTTCTCGGGCATCTTGGTCAAGATTAGCTCCGACGGCGGAGCCGTTAAAGCATTCACCTATATCGGATGAGGAGGCACGCCATGGAAAAAACAATGAAAACAATTTGGAAATGATCGAAAATTACAGTGGTAATCTGCAATATCAAGGCGACCGCAATGAATTCGAAGCCCACTGCCTTTGGTGGATGGCCAGGCTGCTTGGGGAAAACGAAATCATTGAGATGATCAAAGCCTTTGATCATCTCCGTCATCCCGCAGTGCGTGAATTCACCAACGATTAATCGTCAGAAAGAGGGGATGTTTCTTGAAGCTGCAACTTAATACCAGCAGACGCAATCATTTCCAACTCTTCGTTGGAGAACTCTTGAAGAGCGGTCTGCTCACCAGGAGCAAGCAAGATCGGCCCGCCTTTGGGACCAGTCACTTCCATTTTCTGCGAATTGGTCCAGGGGCGCTCTTGCCGCTTGGTGCGATTGTTCAACCAGTATATACAAGCGGTAGTGTCCGGCGGAACGTGTTTAGTCAAGGTAGTGCGAATGATCCGCTCCTTGCGAACAGTGGCGAAATCCTCATCGTACTCATAGCCAACAGCTTTCTTGTAAAGAGCACGCACGACTTCGCCATCGGCGCGCTCACGACCAGCAAAAACAGCAGCAGCAAGTTCCGGATCATCTTCTCGCCACTGCCGAAACAATCTAGGAGCAACGCCAAAGGCAATGGCCATTTCATCGTTGGTAAGTCCGAGAAGAGCGAGGCGATAGGCGCGTTCGGCAACGTCCGGCGGTTTGGACGAAGGTATGCCACGCGTTTCCTTGCTGGCAATATCATGCAACCATTTCTCAGTGGTTTCTTTGGGCAAACGCGGCCCTGCCCATTCGGTAACTGGTATGGCTGGCTTTTTTTTACGGACTCGCTGCATTTCACACCTCCTTTATAAGGATATATAACACCAAAAATGAAAAGGGGCAAGTGTGGAAAAAAGAGCGCGAAATCACGATAAAATTAATCAAAAGAAAATGACAGCACAATAGAGGGCGCGATGAAAGGACACAACTATATAATCAATGGGGGCTTCGCACGCCGAAAGAGACTGCCGGTCGTATTCCAGGCGGCGACGTTGGCGGAAACCGCCAAGGCCGTTTATCTGTACGGAGGCGCATCAATCAAATACGCGCGCCGTGCTGGTAGATGCTGCCGTTGTGGGCGCTTATTGACACACCCCGGCTCGGCCGCGTTGGGCATCGGCCCCGAATGCCTTGGCGATTGGGGATTGCGTGACGTTGTGCTCACAAGCCTGTCAAAGGAAGAAATCGAGGGGCTGAACGAAAAACTACGCGCAACACAAACAGTGGATACCTGGATTCCCAAAGGCGCTATATTGAACAAAGAAGACTCGTTGGAGGACATTTTTGTGCCGTCAGATCACCCCGTGCTGAAGTCTCATGTGGCTTCCGCTGAAAAAATTGGTGGGGAATTAAAAGTACGATTCCCCTATGACCCAAAAAAAGTAGCAACAATTCGCACTATTCCAGGCAGACGATGGGATAGTAGCAAAAAAATTTGGATCATGCCACACACAGCGCTGGCCGTAAAGACACTAAAAGAAATTGGAATTGAAGCGCCCGCGCCTACGCCGCGCCCAACCACAAAGCGGTCGGCCATCAATCTGCAAGGATTCGGGCGCCAATTGATGCCATTTCAACGTGAAGGGCTGAAATTTTTGCATGCTAAGGATGGTCGTGCATTGATCGGGGACGAAATGGGTCTAGGCAAGACCATTCAGGCCCTGGCCTATATCCATACCAGACCAGATCTGCGCCCTGCTTTGGTAATCTGCCCAGCATCGCTAAAACTAAACTGGGCACAAGAAGCCGCAGTGGCTTGCCCCGAACTAAAAACAAGCCTTATTTCAGGCAAAACACAAGAGCGCCTTCCCACTGCGGACATCCATATCATCAACTATGACATCGTGGCGGATAGATTCAACAACATAGTTGAATCCAACATCAAATTGATGATTCTGGATGAAGCGCACTATCTGAAAAATCGCAAAGCCAAAAGAACAAAAGCAATTCTAGGCAAAGGAAAAAAAGCCCCCGGTCTTTCACGGGTAGAAAAAATCATCGCATTAACCGGCACGCCTATCCTGAACCGACCAGTGGAAATTTATCCGGTGGCCAAGACACTAGCACCGAATGACATTCCACCATTCATGACTTTTGCCCATAAATATTGCGGAGCCAGGCATAATGGCTTCGGCTGGGATTTCAATGGATCGTCCAATACAAAGGAATTGCACGACTTGCTCACCTCCACAATAATGATCCGACGCACCAAAGCCGAAGTGCTCAAGGACCTGCCGGAAAAAACACGGTCGGTTATTCCAATAGAAATGAGCGCAACAGCCGTGCACGAGTACGAACAAGCCAAAGCCCACTTCCTCAAATGGTTAGCAACAGTGGACCCCGAAAAGGTCTCCGCCGCCCAACGAGCTGAGGTGCTGGTGCAGTTTCAAACACTAAAACGACTGGCGGCGAGAGGAAAATGGGCCGCCACAATCGACTGGCTCAAAGACGCACTGAACACCGGCGGCAAAATACTGGTGTTCGCTATCCACCATGACGCGGTTGACTCCTTGATGGACGCCTTGAAGAGCTATATTCCCGTCAAGATAGACGGCAGAGACAGCCAAGAAGCGCGCAATGCAGCAGTAAGCCGCTTTCAAGACGATCCAGCGTGCCGGGTATTCGTCGGTAATATCAAAGCCGCTGGCGTAGGCTTGACACTCACTGCGGCGTCTGCCGTAGCATTCACCGAACTCGGCTGGACCCCAGGCGAGCATATTCAAGCCGAAGACCGCGCGCACCGCATCGGACAAAAAAACGCTGTAAATGTCTATTATCTCATTGCAAAAGACACAATAGAGGAAGATATCGCCGCCTTGCTGGACAATAAACAGAAGGTTCTTAATGCAGTCCTGGACGGCACCGGAACAGCGCAAGAGTCCCTACTTACAGAGCTTTTGAACAAATATCACAATAAGAATAAAAAAAGGTTGACAAACTAAACACAACAAGATAACACAAGATAACACTAACCAAAAACAGAAAGGAGTCTAACCATGACCCAAATCACCCCCAACCTGCTTCACAGTGTGGCCAACTCACCACAATGGGCTGGCATCGAGTACGACGAGCGCATCGGCATTGCCGGTCTGGCAGCGGCCGAAGCCGAACGCAACTGGAACCCGGACAGGGGACAGTTTTCAACAATAGCTGTCACCTATATCCGCAACGCGCTAAAAAACGAAATCGCCAAACATCGAACCCGCATGAAGTATGATGGCATGCAAGTGAGTTGTCTCATGCCATCCCAAATCCCGGCAGCGAACACGCCGGACGTGGAACGCACTGTCATTTTTCGTGATAACATCGCCAAATTGCCCCAGGATGCCCGGCAAATGGCAATGATGTTATTGAAATCCAATGGAGGGAAGAGTGCTCTAAAAGAGGCAAAAGCACAATTCAGAGCCACGGGATGGTCTGTTCGCAGAGTACAAAAGGCCTGCAATGAAATCCGTGCGCTATTAACCAACAACGGAAAGGAGGTGTGATATGGCCGACTTTAGTATCTACCTAACAACGACAATCACCCCTGTGATGCTCGGAGAAGACACTTCCACCATCACCATCCGGGAAATCTCGGAAGATGCTTTCAGAAGCATCATTGATAGCGAAAAAGAAATCATCATGGCGGTCGGACATGAAAACACTGCCCGGCTGCTGGAACGAAAGTACAACATCAAGAATGCCTTCAATCGCCTGGATCTGCAATTGAAAAACGGCGATTATGTCATCGCAGCAGTGCCGCAAATCAGGTTCGACAAGACACGAGAATTTTCCCTTGAAGAGGTGACAAAAGCACGCTTTCGCTTCTTTGAAGGCATCGTAGGCACTGATCCTCTTCACGGCGTGTTCGGCATTCAAAAATAACCAATTAAAAGGAGGCAAACCATGGGCCATGAAATCCTAGAATTCGATGATATGTTCAGTGTAGGTTCCACTCCCTGGCACGGCTTGGGAAACATTTTGAAAAACGCCCCAAGCATTGACGAGGCGCTTATTGCCGCCAATCTCAACTGGAAGGTGGCGCTGTTGCCTATATTCGCACAGCCCAACGACGCCTCGACCCCTCGCCCTGTCCACGGACACCGGGCAATCCAACGCGAAGACACCGGGGAAATCTTTACCGTTGTTAGCAACAAGTACCAACTACTACAAAATGATGAGGCGTTCGAAATTTTCCGCCCATTAGTAGAAGACGGTTCAATCACACTGGAAACTGCGGGAAGTCTGAAAAACGGGCGGAAGGTTTGGATACTGGCAAAGATTACTGACACCAAAGACGCTGAAATACGCGATGGAGATGTCGTGAAGCCTTACGTCATGTTATCCAATTCACATGACGGTACCCAAGCGGTCCGCTTCGGATTCACATCAATTCGCGTAGTCTGTAACAACACCCTGTCATGGGCTGTTAAGGACGACGGCAGTAAATTGATTCGAGTGTATCACCGGGGCAACGTCCGCGACTCTTTGGATCTGCTACGGCAATCACTGGACACTGCGAAGGCTGAATTTTCCCTTCAAGCAGACAAATACCGCCGTTTGGCCAACTCCAACGTAAACCAGGACGACCTCATCAAATATATCCGTGCCGTACTTCAAACAGAAGACGTGACACGTCGAGAAACCGCCATCATGAACGTGCTATTCAATGGCAGAGGCCTTGGCACTCGCCCACAGGACCGCATCAGTTGGTGGGATGCGTATAACGCCATCAACGAGTGGATGCTGTATTATCGAGGACGATCTGTCGATTCCCGCCTTGCCTCGGCATGGTTCGGAGATGGCTACCTACTGGATCAGGCCGCCTTCCAACTCGCGGACGACTTCGTAGCCAAGGCCGCGTAATCAAAGAACAATAAAAGGAGACCACATGAAAGCAAGAACAGTAGATCCCATCGAGATCTTCGAAGATTCAAATTTGAACCTGTCCGCAGAGCACTATATCAAAGCGGACAAAGAACCAACAAAACAAATACTGTATGAGGCAATTCAAGAACGGTGCTTGGATTGCCTAAGAACAGACGACGTGAACGAGGTGGTTGCCTGCCAAGTGACCACCTGCCCACTCTACCCCTATCGGTGCAAAAATAGCCAAAATTCTGGCCAGAATTTCACCGAATAGGGCACTCACCTGAGAGGGGAGCCAAAATCCCCTCTCAGGCACACCGCAAAAATCGAAATTTTTCGCGTTTCACCAAAGCTACAGTCAATGCCGCCGATTTTCTCGGTCGGGTCCATAGGGAGGTAGCCACAAAAAATTTTAATCGAAAAACTCCACGCTTTACAGCAACAAAACGCAAACTGTAACCTTTTTACACAGGTGATGCAAAATGCAACAATTTGACGATCCAAAACTTGTGACGCCCCTCAAGGCAATGCGGCTGAAATGTTTGGAATGCTGTGCAGGCAGTTCGAACGAGGTCAAGGCATGCCACATGAAAGATTGCCCGTTGTGGCTGTATCGCTTTGGCAAACGTCCATTCCGCACCAAACGAAAGCTGACTGAAGAGCAAAAACAAGAACTCCGAAAAAGAGCAAAAAAAGCCCACATGGCGTATATGGCAAAAAGGGCCGCAAACAAATGAAAAACATTCCGATAGACCTCGCGGCGCTATATCAGGATCGACGGGTCCCCGTAGCGCCGCGAGGCAATAAACATTACCGGGAAGGATGGATCAACACCCATTGCCCATTTTGCACTGGGTCCCGGAATTTCCACTTGGGGTATAATCTGACCAATGATTATTTCTATTGCTGGCGCTGTGGATGGAAACCGCAAATAACGGCCCTGGCGGAAGTGCTGAATATCTCCGAGCACAAGGTGCGGGCACTGCTCAGCACGTACAAGGCGCATAGGTCTGTCCCAGAACACACAGACGCCGCGATCTCGGGCAGACCTATACGTACCTGTCTGCCGAAAAAAGCAGGGCCGTTATCGCGCTCTCATGAAGCCTACCTACGCTCCAGAGGGTTCAACCCGAATGAATTGGTGGAAATGTGGGGACTGAAAGGGACAAACCACACCGCCGAGCCGGGATGGCGATGGCGGATCATCATCCCGATCTATTTTGAGCGGAATCTGGTCAGCTACACCACCAGATCCATTGGCAACAGACCGGACAAGTACCGCGCTTGCCCAAAAAACCAGGAGCAGATCCACCACAAAAATCTTTTGTATGGATGGGACGGCCCAATTGGCGGCACTCATATCGTTGGACCTACCGCCATCGTCGTGGAAGGCCCGGCAGACGTCTGGCGAATCGGACCGGGGGCATTGGCGATATTCGGTGATCAGGTATCGTCAGCCCAAATTGCACTACTGAAAAAATTTCGTCGCCTGTTCATCATGCTTGATGGTGATGAGGCTGGAAAAGCTGCCGGAGAAAAACTAGCGTGGAGAATGAGTGGCCTCGGAGTGGATACAGAACAAGTCATCCTGCCCAATGGAAAAGATCCCGGCGAATTGAGCAAGCACGAGGTCATGGAAATTCGCAACGAGCTATTATTGGGAAATTGGTAATCGTTGGAGACATAGCAAAAATGGCCGACTGTAAATCGTTGGATTCACTGAAAATTTCCAAGCTCTTATAACGCGCGTGCGCGTGCGCGCGCGTTAAAATAAATAATAATAAATAAAATACATAACTTATGGAATAAATGAATATATACGTAGTATATATGAATGCATGGAATAAGTTATGCGTCAGTTTAAGTGAAAATTAAGGCATAAAACGCAATAAAAACAGTGAGTTACACGACGAAATACAACGCAAGCTAACAAATTGCCAAACAAAACAATGACTTACAATGTTTTTATGCACCAAGGAGGTTGTTTTGAAAAAACAAACAAACACTCCATTAAAAACATCAATTTATCGCCATGCCAAACCTCTAGAATCTTGTACAAAAACTAGAAAAAAACAAATAAACACTCCAAACCCTTGGGTTGAGTATTGGAATCTCCAAAAAAACCTAAGAAAACACAAAGATCCAAAGGCCAAAGTTTATATTCGAAGTGGTTCCGCGGCTGAGGAATTACTAAGGGGCTTTAGTAGGAAAAAGAAGTGGGATTCCAAATGGATAGCTAAACACAACATTCCAGAAAAGGTGTTATATGAACCGTGGGCACCGGTAGTTATCAAACGCGCAATCCGTATGATCAATGTTATGGTGGAGCCTGGGATGTGGCCCGGTCCCAATTCCTGGCTTGCTAGAATCAGCATGGAGGATGCCATCTATAACCGCAGGACGGCCAGTAGTATGTTGGTTCTTGCCCGCTGCATGCCCAAGCCAAAAAGTTTTTTTGAAAAAACAACGGAAGAGCACTGGGAAAATGCCAGTCCACAAGCACAGACGGTAGCTGCCCCATTGCGGGAAATGGGCATTGGCATCAGTGCCACTGTCGCGGAAAGCATCGCCAAGCAGTATAATATGCTTTGTGAAAGTAATCCATTGCTGGTACATATATCGGGTGGATTGGAGGGCTTTGGTAGGATGATGGCTCGTTGGTTGCTGGAACAAGGCATACGGAGCCCCAATTATAATATTTGTCCACCAAGCGGTCGTTTATGGCGCAGATTTTCGGCCACTTTTGGAGGTCCTCAATAATCATGGATTACGAAATAAGGAAATTTGACGCGAGTCTAGAGCGCCGGATCGTCATTGGGATGATTGTCAGTGCCGAGTTCCTGGCTGAAGCAGCTCCAATGTTTCGGCCAGATTTGTTTCGTGTTCCGGCTCTTCGCACCTTGGCCAAGTGGTGCGTGAGATATTGGAGCGAGTATGGCAAGCCCCCCGCTGTTCACATACAGGACATTTATGAAAGCAAGCGTCGTGCTCAGGAAGTCGCCGATGAACAGGCTCCGGAAATTGAAACACTGCTTGCCGGATTGTCCAATGAGTATATTGCCAATCCAAATCTGAACCATCGTTATCTGCTTCAACAGATGGAAAGGCTCATGCGCAGCCGGTCGTTGCTGGCGCTGGGCGAAGATTTGGTGACATTGGCCAGCACAGAAAACGTGGAAGACGCAGAGTTGGTGCTGGCTGGGTACAAGCCAGTGGTACGGGAAGGGATCAGTTGGTCTGATCCCTTTCGTTTGTCGGAAGAACAGCAGGAAGCCATTTTTACCGATGGTGATGTGTTGTTCCGGTTTCCCGGAGCAGTGGGAAATCTGATTGGGCCGATAGAACGCGATAGCTTCATTGGCATACAAGCTCCGGAAAAGAGAGGCAAATGCCTCCCTGGATCAGAGCGGGTTTTAATGTCCAATGGAGAGTATTTGCCAATCAAGGATGTCATTGATGCAAAGCGGACCGACATTGTGTCCTATGATGAAGATGCCGGGAAGTTTATATCAACAAGCATTGCTGCACATTGGTGCAACGGGGTAAAGCCCGTGTACCGAGTGCGCACAAGAACCGGACGGGTGGTAAAGGTGACACAAAACCACCCGTTCTTGACAACGGATGGTTGGCAAGATCTTACAAAG